AGTCGATTGAAGCCCACGCTTGAACTCCAGGCGCATTCTCAAGTACCTGCGCAATCGTTCGGATTTCCACAACATGGTCGGCGCCCTGAAGTACATACCTACTGCGAATGGCTTCACCAGACCAATGGTCAAGGCTTGAATCGCTTACGATGTATGCTTGATCATCAATCTTAATAACTCTACGCACAGGTATGACTACCTCAGGAGCCGTAGACATATTCCTGATCTTAATGCGCGTGCCCTCGGTCCTGTACATGTCGAGGGGCTCGACCTGACACTTAAAGCTGTAGCGCGAGTTATACGCATCTACAGCTTTAGTCTTGTCAAAGAACTTGGACACGTTCTTCAGCTTCATGCTTACGTCCCAGTAATCGGGTTGTACGTCGGGGTCGCGGACACGGCATAGGACATGAACACCGTAGGCTTCGACGTCGACATCAGCGTGCCGTAGGCAGCCTCAAGTCGTGTCTTCCACGTGGCGTAGGACTTGTTCACGGCCTCGATGGTGGCCTTGTACGGGTCAGCGAACCGCTCCATGCGAGCCTTACCGTCCTCGATGGACTTGGGACCGAACATGGGCAAGGTGCTCGTTAGCGCTCGTGCGACCGCATAGGTCGAGAAGCCGCGGCACGCGGCCATGAATCGCTCCTGGGCCGACGTGAGGACAGGGGTGGACTCGAGTGTTGTGTGGAGAGCGGCAAGGTCGGGATGGACGTCGTCCAGCTCAAAGTTTAGGTGGTCCTCGTAGATCTGGAGCCCGAGAACACCATCCTCAAGTTCCTCGTCGCTGACCCCGAGCGCGGCCCGGATGTCATCGTAGGTCGTATAGTTAAGCAGCGACATGCTCTAGCTTCCCAGCTTCAAGTTGGTTGTCGATCCACCAGTCCTTCTCGACCTCCAGGGGTACCTCGGTGATGTTGTCCAAGGTGAAGGGGTGGATCATGAGCCCGACCACGGAGCGGACCTTGATCCTGGTCGGCTCCTGCTTTTTCACGGGGGTAGTCTTGAGTTCGGCCACGGTATGCGCCTCTGAGGTGATGGGTTTGCCCGATTGTACCCCTGGGGGTTTGTCAGGGGAAGTCGGAAGTTGACAGGTGCTGCATCGTCTGGCAGACTGCATTCACCGTATAACAACAACAATTGCTTATTATGAAGAAGCTAACCCGTGAAGATTTCCTGAAGAAGGTCTCAGACCGTCTTCGAGGCCCCCTGGACCTCTCCAAGTTCGAGTACTCCGGCAGCGCTGGAAAAGGTATTGCCATCTGCCCTGTCCACGGAGAATTTATGATCTCCGCCAACGCATTGATGAACCGCATTGGGTGCAACCCCTGCTCAAGGTCTGAGAGTGGACGAAAGCGAGCAATGACTCAGGAAGAGTTCATTCTTCGAGCTGCAGAAGTTCATGGAGGAAAGTACGACTACTCAAGGGTCGTGTACATAAACTCACAAAAGCACGTGACCATTGTATGTCCGTCGCACGGAGAGTTTTCCCAATCAGCCAACGCACACCTCAGGGGGCAGGGGTGTAGGAAATGCTTTAATGAGTCCGCGGGGGACAGAAATAGGCTTAGCCAGGAGGAGTTTCTTGTGCGCCTTGCTTCCTTGGACACTGGCTATGGGCTAGAGCAGGTGAGTTACACGTCAATGGATAAGCCTATAACACTAGTGTGCAGGAACCACGGTCCTTTCACAGCCCGAGCTGGTAACGTCCTATACCATAAGTCAGGCTGCCCGAAGTGTGCCAACGAGTTAACAGGGGCGCGTAGCCGTAAACCTTTGGACTACTATGTTGAAAAATCCAGGGTCATACATGGGGATCGATTTGAGTACCTTGGCGTAGAGTATAAAAACTCAGCCGCATACCTCAAGGTGCTTTGCAGCGAGCACGGGGAGTTTCTTCAGTTAGCTCAGGACCACATAAAGGGGGTGGGGTGTTCTAAGTGCGCTGTAGAGATATACGACCAAGTCTCATTCATTAACGTAGCCACGAGAGTGCATGGAGCTCGTTACGACTACAGTCAAGCAGTGTACAGCGGGGCACTATCCAAGGTTGTTATAGCGTGCAAAGATCATGGGCCATTTGTCCAAACGCCGTCATCACACATAAACGGGCAAGGTTGCCCTAAGTGCGCAAACGTAGGTCCCTCAGACGCTCAAGTAGAGATCGCAAACTTCATGCGACAGTTTACTGACGTCATGGAAGAAGCCCCCATTGGGGAATCCAGGAAAAGAGTGGATGTTTTCCTGCCGGAACACTCTCTAGCTATTGAATATCATGGGCTTATCTGGCACAGCACAAGGTTCAAGTCAGACCCCAGAGACGACTACAAAAAGCATAAGCAGCTGGAAGCGCTTGGGGTTCGTACCATCCACATTTATGAGGATGAGTGGAAGCTGCGAAGAGGTGTTGTTGAGCGCACACTCATGTCAGCCGTTGGGGCGCTTCCCAGGATCTACGCAAGGAGCACAGAACTTGTGGAGATCTCTACCTCTGAGGCTGACGAGTTCTACGAGCTAAATCATTTGCAGGGTCGTTGTCTGGCTGAAGTGGCCTATGCCCTGAAGGAAGCCGGAGAAGTGGTAGCTTGTATGTCTTTTGGGGTTGCCCGTAGTGATAGGCGAAATACAGACAAAACAGTCTGGGAACTTGAACGGTACGCCGCTACTAAGACTGTAGTGGGCGGAGCCAGCAAGCTGCTCAAAGCCTTCCTGAGGTCGGGAAGAGCTAAAACAGTGGTCTCGTACAGTGACACTCGGGCGTTTTCTGGAACTATGTATCAGGCTCTGGGGTTTGACCTGGTCAGCGAGTCTGCCCCCGACTACAAGTACGTGAACGGGAGCTACAAAGTAGGGCGCATACACAAGTCAAAATTTCAGAGAAAGAACCTCCCAGATATGCTGAGCGTATTCGACCCCAACCTGTCAGAAGCTGAGAACTGTAGGAACAACGGCTGGTACCAGATCTTCGACTGTGGCAAGAAGAAATGGGTGCTGCAGACGTGAGAAAGCCCGGGGCCTAGGCCCCGGGCTTTATTATGCTTTACGCATACGTGAGAACTTCAAACGCCTCGATGTAGAGGCGGCGGCAGATGCTGCCGGTGTCCCAGCGCATCGCGCTGCCGCGGCGGAGCACGAAGTCTTCGGTGGCCTGGTACGACGCGTTGGTCGATGTCACGCGCTGGATCGCGTACTCGCTGTCGATGCCCATGATGGTCTTCGCCGGCCAGCTGGGATCGTCGGTGATGAACACCTGCACGTCACCCCAGGTCGGGTTGAGCACCGAGGCCTCGGCGTTGATGCGCGGGCTGGTGTTGTTGTCGCCCGAGACGGTCGGACGGCCAACACGGGCTTCGATTGCCATGGCGCCGTGAATGTCGGTGACGACGTGGGTGATGCGGCGACGGGCGGTGCCCGAGTACAGCCACAGCATCCATGCCTTCTGGGTGAGACCCGTAGTAGCAGCGGCGTCCAGCGAGACCGCGGTCTTGACCTTGTTCAGCGAGGCCAGCGAAGCCTGACCCATGTCAAGGTCGCCGTTGAGCATGGAGAGCAGATCCTGTTGGGCACGCTCGTTGCGCTCAACCGCGATCTGGCGGGCGATGGACAGCGCGACGAAGTCCAGGTTCAGGTAGCGGGTCGCCTGCTCCGACCACTCGATGCCGAGCGCGTAGGTCGGGATGCGGATCTGCTTCTCGCTGGTGGTCAGGGTCAGCATGCGAGCGGGGCGGGCCAGTTGCGAAGTGACCTGCGAACGACCTTGCTCGGGCTTCGAGTAGTTGGCCTCGGGCCACAGCAGCCACTCGTCAGCGATGGTCTCGTCCAGGGCGATCATCGAGTCGAACGCCGTGGCGTGCATGTTGAGGTCGCCAACCAGCTTGTCCTCGATGAGGGCGCCGATGGCGGGCATCAGCAGCACACGAGCCTGCTGGCTCGGGTTGCGGACCACGGCACCGGTCGCTTCCATCTTCGGCTTGCCCTCGAGCACCGCACCAAGGGACGGGGCACGGATGCCAGCCCGCTTGTTGGATTGCATCACCAGGCCTTCCGAAGCGCACAGCTGGGTGAAGGCGTCGCCGTAGGCGCTGGCGTCGGTGGGGTAAATGGTGTTGACCCACTCGCGCACAGACATGCTGTTGTCAGCCGCCTCGCGCACCAGGTCGAGTGTCACCTCAACCTGTTGGATCTGACCTTGATCGTCGTAAAATGCAGCCATTTTCTGTCTCTCCAGTTAGGCGTTGACACGTTCGATGACGCCGACCGTGCCCACGGCACCGGTACCGGCAGAACCCAGGCTGACGACACGCCACATGAACGGGGCGACAGCTTGGGAGGTGGCCTTGCAGACCTTGACCGGGGCGCTCAGGGCAGTACCCTTGGCGACCGGGGTACCCGCCACGACGTAGTCACCGATGGCGACGACGCCCGCGCCCGGGGTACCTTGCAGGCCGTCAAACGTGACTTCCTTGCGGTCCTTGACCTGGACGGAGCCGATGGAGTAGCCATCAGCGGTGTAGCTCTCAACCGCAGCGATGAAGCCTTCGATGGCATCACCAACAGCAGCGACGAGGTTGTAACGCGAGTCATCCACCAGCTTGACGATCTTGCCGATGTCCGCATCGGACAGGCGATCACCCTCAGCTGTACCGGCACCGAGTCGAGCGGTTTCCGGCGCGGTGACGATCAGTTCCTTGAATTGAAACTTGGCCATCATCTTTCTCCTTGATTACTTGCTATACCGGGCCGCATTAACGCGAGCCATGTGAGACGCGCCAACGGCGGGCTTCTTCACCTGTTCCTCGACCTTCGTCGCGGAGACCCCACCCACCTTGAACTTCGAGGCGAAGGAGGCGGACACAGCGACGTGCTCCGCGAGAATCTGAGCCGGCGACGACGCCGACATGTCGATCAGCGAGCCGCCCAGGGCCACTCGCATGTTGTTGACCGCCTTCGCCGCGATGTCCTTGAGCGGCTCCACCACCGCCTGCATCGCCTCGAGCTTGTCCTTGAGCTTGCTCGCCTCGATCTTCGAGGCCACCAGCTCATCCTGAGCCGCCTTGAGCTGCTCCGCCACGAACTTAAGAGCGCCCGCAGAAGCGTCAACTTCTGCAGCCTGCCCAACGCCCGTGCCCTCGGCGCTCGCCTCGTCCGAGGTCTCGACCTGAGCCGAAACTTCGGCGTCCTCAACCTGAGCGGCAACGTCCGTCTCGGCCTGCGCGCCTGTCTCGGGAGCCTGGTCGGCCTCCAGAGTCGCACCCGCTGCCAGGGCGGCGATGTCTTGCTCGCTCAGCGCTTTGCGCACCTTCATGCCCATACCGTTTTCTCCGTTATCTTTCTCGACACGCAGACCCGTAGCCTGCTTGCCCGAAGTATAAGCGGTCTTTATGGACGGATCAACAAAATTTCTCTTGACATCCGACATCACCTGATCGAACGACTTGATGCCATCAACCAGGCCTGCGTCAGCCCCCGCCTGTCCATAAAACTCTCGACCCTGCGCCATCACGCTGTCGGCAAACTCGTAGCTCTTGCCGCGCATTTCAGCCACGTGCCCGACGAAGATCTTGTATGCAGCGTCGACGCCGGCCTGGATCTGGGCCTTGCCCTCTTCCGTGAGCTTCTCAACACCGTTGGCCAAGGCCTTGTACTTGCCCGCGCGAACGACGGTGACCCCGATCCCGGCTTCCTTGAGCATTTCCGAGCGCTCCATGTGGGTGGCGATCACGCCGATGGAGCCCATACCGGCAGCCTTGCTGGCGTACACCTCGCCTGCCGACGAGCCCAACCAGTACGCGGCGCTGTACATCGAACCATCGGTGAAGGCGGTGACCGGCTTCACGTTGTCATGGACGAGGCGGATCAGCTTTGCGGTGTCATCGACGCCCGAGACGGCGCCGCCGCCCGAGTCGATGTCGAGGATGATGTGCTGGACACTGGCGTCTGTCGCCGCAGAGATCATGGCTTCCCGGATCTCCGGGTAGCCCGTCATGCCCAGCCACTCGTTCCAGTCGCTGTCCCCGTCGTTGGTCAGCGGACCCTTAATGCTGATGGTGGCGACGCCGGCATCGTCAATGGCGAGGAGCCGCGAAGTCTCCCGGTCCTTGTCGCTGATCCTGTCTCCGGCTGCCATACGCGTCGCCCGCGCCTCCTCTGCGTCCAGCGCGGCGTGGAGGCTTGCCTCTGTCCCCGCCCAGACCTTCTCTTCCGTAACTCGAGGCATCTCATGCTCTCCTGTCAGTTTCGCGCGAGTCTACCCCGCCATAAGAAAAATTGATAGGCAGATCAGGGCCTCGGTACTGGAACCTGTCCAGCCACCGTGAGAACGCCTGCTCCGGTGTTGCGCCCCACGCAGCGTCGCTGTCGCAACTGCAGACCCAGCCGCCTGAGGGGTCTCGCTCAAGCTGTGGTCGAACTTCCACTCGTCACACCCCGAAGATTGTCCGAAGCATCACACGAGGCCAAATGAAGTAGAGGCGGACAAACGTATCAACATTGGTCCGCGTGACGCTCTCAAGTGCCTCGTTCCACCGGCAGTAGTCGATGACAGGTCTCTTGTTGGCCTGGCGCCACTGTGCAAGGTCAGTAACAGGTTTCATCTCAACTTCCTCCGGGCGTCATCCCATCGTGCATAAAGGGTGTAGGCGAGGCCCAGGATTGCGGCCACATGAGGGAGGGCCTCCGCAAACTCATTCAGCCCGAAGGCCCTGGCCGCTGTTACAGCCGTCGCCACGTCCTCGGGCTGGAGTATCCCCGTCGCCTCGACCGCTACAGCCGCCGCCGTGACCGCGACGCCCTTGACAGTTCGGGACGAGACCAGGGGCTTCGTGTCAGCCGCAAAGCCGGCCATCACAAGGGCGCGGCTATACGTCGCGTCGTCGTACCAGTCATCCGGGCGCCCATGAAGACTGGGGTTCCCGTTCTCATGTCGAACAATGGCGCGGGCAAGCTTCTCACACGTGGTCCGATCCAGGAGATCCAGGGGCTCGTCCGGGTCAAACCCCGTCTGGCGCGACACGTGGTGCACGTAGCCACTTGTGTTCTGCGTGTAGCTCTTACCTTCCTGGTCACGACCAACAGGCGGGGCCCACCGATTGATGACTTCCCGTACCGTCTTCAGGCCGTGGCGCTCCTGATAGTTGATGAGCAGCCGCATCAGGGCCCGGATACCATGCTCCGGGGTATCAAAAACCATGAACCTGGGGTCAGCACTTTGGTCGGCACTCATGCCGATCCATCGCTCAGACGTCCGCTCCAGGTTTCCCGGGTTGTTGTTCCTGACCCCGCGAGGTAGTTGTTTTCCAGTCATAGTGCTCTCCTTAAGGTGCGCCCAGCTTTGCCTTGATGTAGTGGTAGATTGCAGACCCTAGGGCCAGAAGACCTGACCACACAAGGGCCGTGATCGTTTTCTCCCTGATCGCCCTCCATAGATCCCTGCGCTCCCGCATGAAGTCGATGACTTCGTCGTGATACCTGCGGTGCTCCTCCGGGTCCCCACCTGGAAAACCTGACTTCAGTAATGCCTCAAGCTTGTCAAACCTGGCATTGAGCTGGTCCGTCTCTGTCTTGGCGTGTTCGTCTAGCCTTAGCCTGATTCGCTCATCGATGTGCTGTTCAAGTTCGGCCAAAGTGATTGGTGACATCAGCCGTCGTTCTACTCTGTCCCAGGCCATCACTTAGCCCCCACTGCCAAAGTGACAACTTCTGCTTTCTTGTTCTGCCCCCGGCCCACAGCAGGTGTGTCACCGTTAAGGTTCTGGTTCAGGGTTGAGCCACCGTTCGTCGGCTCCTGTGTGTCAGCGCCCTGGCCACCCTTGTTGAGATGGAACATCGTGCCCGACAAGGGCTTGTACCCTGTCGGCGGCAGCTTGCCGGTCAGCGTCAAGGATGCCTCTTCGTCCGTGATGAGGCCCAAGCTCAGCTTCTCCAGCGTCATCATCTGCTGGGTCTGGCGGAACGCCGCAAGGTCCGCCTCGGGGCGCAGGTCGATGTCCGCGTACCGGAACTCGACCACGACATCCAGCCCGAAGAGGCGAAGCGCCGTGGTAAAGATGCGGCTGTAGAACAGGTCCAGCTTGTCCTTCACGGCACTGGTGGCCGACTTCATGAACAGCATGGTCTCGCTGGAGGCGATGTTGCTCGAGCCCCCCTGGAAGCCCAGGATCGTGCCCATCGTCTTGGCTCCCGTGGAGAGGCGGGAGTTGCCGATCTGCTGCAGCACCTCATACTCGGAAGCCAAGCCGGCGTTAGAGGGGTTGTCTACCTCGAAGTCCACGGTGTCGAAGTGGACCAGGGCCTCGTCAGGCGCCAGGTTGTTGACCAGGTTCTGCAGCTCGTTCGTGACCTGGTTCATCGCCTCCTTGGCCTTCTCCGGGTCAAGCTGTGCTTCCTGGTCCAGGTTCTTGCGGAACATCTCCTCGTTGATCTTGGCTTTTTGGCGTGGATGGATGACCCGCTTGATGATACGGTGAATGTCCTGGGCGAACTCCTCCTTGAAGAGGACGGGCTTGATCGCGCTCTCGAAGGGTGAGGAGGGGTAGGCCTCGGTCAAGTCCTGATCCAGGCCCAGCATCACGAACGTCGGGATGTCGAGGTCGATCTCCTCGTTACCCACTCGCTGAACGGGCTTGAGCCCCTTGCCATCGGGCTTGAACTGGATCGTGAATACACTGACGGGCTGGATTGCGCTCGGCAGCCGGCCCTTGTCCAGGATGAGCTCTCCGGCCATGGCGCCGTACATCATCAGCTCCTTGGCCAGGCTCTCGCTCAACGACTTGAGGGACTGGACGTTGCTATAGCCCTCGGTGTAGTCGGGCATCACGTCCATGCGGGTGATGATCTGCTGCAGCAGCGTGGTCGCGGCTACGTCAATCGTGCCGTCAACAGCCGACTTGGCGATGGCCGTGTACTTGCTTGGGATGCCCACACGCAGGTACGCCCACAGCGCGGCGCTGAGGTCCGGGCTTGTGTGGGCATAGTCGTGGATGATCTTCCGGGTGTCACTGCCGTTCCGGTAGTTGAGCAGATCCGCGCTGGCGACGTTGCGGTCGTCTCGGCGGATGGGCTGCTTCGGGTCGGGCTTCGTTGTCTTGAAGAACCCGGGGTAGGACTTGGAGCCCTTCTGTACTTTCGGCGGGGCCTGGGGCGGCAACTGCGTCGCTGCCGCTACCTCGGGCCGTTCCGACTCAGCCGCCGAGTCGCTCGAGCGGCCGAAAAGCGAGCGGAGTTTCTGGAACACGGGCGCACCTTGGGCTGGAATCTGTCTCCCCGTAGGATAAGCCATAAATTCAGCTTATACAAGGATCAGTGCTGCCCTCCCAGAATGAGAAAAGCCCGGCAGATGCCGGGCTTTCCATTTGCGACTTCGGGTCCCTCCCCGCGCGAGGGGGATTAGATCGCAATTTGACCCGTTAGACGGGACCGCCACACGCCCAGTTGGTCTAGATAGATATCCCCCGGTCGCTCATACGTCAAAAAATCGGCCTCCGTGGCTGTAATCGGCACTACTCCGCCTGCGTCGAGATCGGAGATAAAATTCTGCACGAAATCCGGGCCGTTGTTTCCGGCCTGTGGGTACGTCGTGCCGTCAAACGGCTGCACGCGGTGGATGTACGTCCACCCAAGGTCCGTCCCGGCGCGGCAACGAGCTACCATTTTTTGCAAATCGCTGCCCTCATACGTGTTTCGCGCGCCCACAGAAGCCCCATTCCCAGCGTCGAGATAGCCTCTGTTGTGGCGTCCGAAAGCCGGATTCCAGCCGCCACACCACGGCGTATTCATGTTTGTCGTGTCAACCGTGGCGTCCGCTGGATCATAGCCATACGTCGCGTCAGAAATCAGCCCGCGTCCGCCCAGCACGCCGCATTCTCGGTATATCTGCGCAGCATCGGAGAGAGCACTCGGTGCTGCGTTTTGATAGTTCGCCGCCGTCCGCCGCCCATCCGCCGTGGTGTATCCTCGCGCATCAGCCATCCACGCCCACGCCACCAGCGCCGAGCGCAGACCGTCTTCAGTCACCGTGTTGTCCAGCCCCGCGATGACGCCGTACTTGTGAACGTGCTGACACAAATCCCACCGAGCATCCCGCACCGCAAGATATTGCGCCTCGCTCATGTATTCCAGAGAATCCCCGACTAGCCGCGAGACCACTCCCCCCCAACCGCGCCGGCGAAACTGCTCAAAGACCGGCAGGTAGGATGCTGCGTAGCCTCCGTCGAGCTGCGTGATGATCGCGCCATATGCCCACTCGGGCGACGACACACGATTTATCTCAATGCTGCAATCAGCACTTGTGCTCACGACCAGCCCGACGCCTTTTACAGTGTATTCCGGGGAGGTCTCATTCCACGCGCTGTTTGCTCCAATGTTTGTCGCCAGCCGATATGGGGTCAGCACCATTGTGCGCCACGTGTTGTTCCACACGGCGCTCCCGGACCCCTTCATGCCCCAAAACGCCTTCCCGGCAAAGTCATTGACGATCATCCATCCATATCCGGTTGTCCCGACTGTTTCGTAAACACGTATGTGGGCGCGGGTCAGCGCACTCCAGTCGCTGCACTTAATCCGCACCTCCAATTTGGGCAGCGCTTTTGGATGTTGACCGGATACAGAGTCCGCGAGGATGGGGATGTTAATGATCTGAGCGGACAACCCGCTTGGGATGTCGAACTTGAGCGCGCGGCCATACATCTCTCCCGGCGCATCGACTACGCTCGCAGTCACGCTCCCCGGCTTCGTGATGCTATCGACGCTGCATCGCATCGGATCGAGGATCGCCCGCATTTTCGGCAGCGGGAAAGCCTCCAGCAAAAGCTGACGACGCAGGACACTGCGACCATCGGTCAGCAATCGAACCCCCCCACCCGGCGATGTCACTGCCACCACCGGCGCGCCGAGCGGGTCGCGGCCGGTGCCGATCGTGCTCACCTCGCCGGTCGCGGGGTCGCGGTCGGCGAGCACCTGCGTCTGCTGCAACGTCGGGTAGCGGGCCACGCCGATCGACAGGAAGTAGTCTGCGAGGTCGTCGGCGAGAGTGTAAGTCTGGCCGCGCTCGTATTGACCACCACTGCCGTTGGGGCGCGGGTCGATCATGGTCAAGGTCTTGGGCATCGGGGTCTCCTAGGGCCGCGCGCTGCGGCAGGTTTCGTGCATGCGGCGGCAGAGGCCGGCCGCTTCGATGAGGTCATGCGTCCAGAGGGTGACTGCGAGCTCGTCACCGGCCGTGGGGATCGGCAGTGACGGGCAGGGCGTCAGGCATTCGCTCGGGCGCTGCAGGGTGATTCGCGGCGCCAACGGCGGCGGCGTAGTCGCGCAGGCGCTCGTCAGGCAGGCCGCAGTCAGGGCGAGGAGCGGAGCGCAGCGCATTTAGCTGCCCTCGCAGTCGGGCTTCACGAGCTGCAGCGGCGGCCGCAGCCATTTCGCCGGCCTGGCGAGCCCGGCGCGCGGACTCGGCCGCAGCGTCTGCACGTGCAGCTTCAGCAGCGGCGTGCGCCACGCGGGCCGCGTCTGCTGCGCAAGCGTCGCGTGCAGTCTCCACGCCGTGGCGGTAGCCGCCCCAGCCAGCCAGAGCGAGAGCCACAGCGAGGGCCAGAAGCAGGGATGGATTCGGGACCACATCAGGCGCTCCCGATGTACGTCATGGCGCCGGCGTAGAGCTTGAGCCGATCATCCAGGCCGGTGAGCCCGCCGTTGACCTTCCGCGTGACGGCGGCCATGTCGCCGGTATCGGCGAGCTCGTTGCAGCCGTGGCGGTGCCACCATTCGGCGGCGGACAGGGCGGCGTTGTAGGGCTGCTCGAGCAACTCGGGGTGCTCGAGCAGGTCGAGACCCAAGACGAGGACCAAGGCGGCGTAGTTGCTGCGGCCGGTGATCTGGATGAGTCCGCGCCCGCGGTAGCGCCAGCCATCCCCCGATCCGGCGCTGCCGTTGCCTAGCCGGCTGGCGTAGGTAAGGTTTGCGATGTCTTCTTGCCTACGCGCGATTCTGCGCGCCGTGGCGTTGGGCTGGCCGGCCATGTCGGCGTAGCGGGCCGGCCAGGTGGCGGCGAGGCCCTCGGCGGAGTAGTTGAGGTTTTCGACCAGCGTGGAGAAGCGCGCGGACTCGTGCGCGAGGGTGGCGAGCCAGGCGGCGACGCGGCGCGGGGTGGCGTCGATGTGGTAGCGGTGCGCGGCGATGGCGAGCAGCGGGGCGTATTGCACGGCGAGGGCGTGACGGACGCCGAGTGCCTCGAGCATGCCGATCGTGATGGGGCTGATGAGGCGAGGCGTACCGGTGACCATTTCGGCGGCGTTACCCAATTGGTGCGCCGCCGGATGGCGGTCGCCGCCGGCGGCGGTGGCGGGGCGCAGGAGGCCGATGCGGTTGAGGAATGCGACGATCATGGGGCGGGCCTCTTGTGGTGGCCGGTGAGGCGGGCTATGCAGTGCTCGCCGATGCCCAGGCGCAGTAGCACGCCGCAGGCGGTAATGCCGATGCCACAACGCACCGCGATGCCGGCATTCCAGTGCGCGTGCCACTGGTCGATGGGCGCGAGGA